TACCAAAGTCAGCATTATCAATTGCAACTTCTTTTTCTAAATCTACTACAGCCTTCCAATTGATTGCTCCACCATCAGCACCTAAACTTACTACTCCAATTCCACTCTCATTCAAAATACCAGTAGGTTCTCCACCTGTTCCTGCTCCATTAATTGCAGCAGTATCAACAGCATTTTCAATTGCTCTTCTAATCTCTTCCATAACAATCGCCTCAACATCTGGAGTTGACTGTAACATCAATTGCTTAGAGATGTCAGTAAACGCTCCTAATCTGTTTGGAGATAAATCAAGAACAGAGAACGTAGTAGTTGCTTCTGCGTTTTCATCATTCTCACCACCTTCCCAAGAAGTAGATACAGTAGAGTTTTTAGTGAACCTCAAGTTTGAAGTAGCACCTCTAATTACTGTAGCACCTGCTGCTTCAACAACTGGTCTTGGTCTTAACGGAGCAAAGTGTCCTGCAAAATCAGTAAACACACCATATCCACCATCACCTACAGCAGTTACGTTTTGAGATGGAGAAGTAGCAGTTCTGTTCATTACGAATCCTGGTACTCCAACATTACCACTCAAATCTTTACCAAAACTTCTTGCTTCTCTTTGTGCTTCATCATAAGCTTCTGCTTCTGCACCCTGTAATGGCTTACCAGTAATAGCAGTATTCAATGCTCTTAAAATAGAGAAAGACTCAGTAAACTTCTGCTCTTCAGTAGGCTTAACTACGTTTCTTCTCTTGTCAGAATTTTTCACTACTTCTACCTTCTCTTGAGATTCTAAGAACTCAACATTAGAGATTTGACCGTTTAAATCCTCAATATCTCTTTTCAAATTTTCAGAGTTTGTTTTTCCCTCTTCTGTGTTAAAATTTTCACTATTTATAAGGGAACGCAACTCTTCTACCTTTTGCGATTTCAATTCTCGCAGTTCTACACTTTTTTTCATGTTACATATTTTCAATTAAAAATAATTCTAATTCTGCTTTCTGCTTTGCAGCTATTAGATTTTCTTCCTTACGCTTTTCAACGTCTTTAATTACTTCATCTTTTCTGCTCAAATGACTTTGTACAGCATCAAATAAACCTTTACTTCTATTCTCAGCAGTAGTCATTGGATATGCAGGGTTTATAACTGGCCCCATTTCGTAAATTTTAGTTATTCTTCTCGGAGTAGCTTCAAGTGATCCATCTTTTCTCTCTACAATGTCATAACCTTCCTCTGCATCAATTGTGAACGTAAAACTACTTCCTGTAATTTCTTTTCTTTCTAAGTGAGTAAGCAAATCATTACCTGCTTGAGTGTTGGGTGCTTCGAATGAATAAAAGACTCCCTTGTCATCAATACTTAATTGTAAAGTATTACTTGTAGTTCTTCCCATTAACTTATCAAAGTTGTGGTTAAATGCTGCAATCACATCTCCCATATCTGCTTCAGATAATGACTCTCTTGTAATTCTCTCATACACTTTTACAAATCCAACACTTCTGTCGTGTACAACAAGAGGTAAAGAATCACTATTAAAAACAATCCCATAACCACTTACTCTTCTGTTTTTGTAGGAAACACCACTTACTCTTCTGTTTTTGTAAGAAACTTGATTTCTTTGAATGTTTGCGTCTTTTTCCGTACGCATTTCTTTGGGTTTCTTGTAGCCGTTTTCTATTTCTTCGCCATCCACATTTTCAACGCTATCTCCATCCTCGTATTCAGATTGACTGTCATCTGGTTTAGCGTATTCAATAATGTAACTATCTTCCGTTTCAACGACATCGATAATATGCCTTTCATGTAATTCAGTTGTATTAATATTATTATTCATGTTTCTTTCACTTTCTGGTAAGTTATCAATTTTTCTTTTCGCCCAGGCTCTCATACTGTCACCTCCCCAAGCATCATACATAATTGATCCACATATCTCATTTCCATCCTCATCAAAATATTTGCCTTGATCGTAAACTTTTGCTCTTGATAAAAAAGAATATGTTCTTTTGATTGTGCTTACGCTTAGTCTTTCTTTTCTTGCAATTTGATTTGCCCTCTCCCATCCAACTCTCGTTCCGCAATCCGAACCGTTTTCTTCCTTATGTTTTATCGCTCTTTTAGCGTTATTTACCGCTGATTGTGGATAGTCGCTATAGGGCATCTTCTTCAGTATTTGGTTCTGGTTCTGTTGGCTGTTGAGGAACTTCTGTACTATTTGATGCTAATGGCATTCCATATCTATCTCCACCCTCATAAGGATTCTTGCCCAATTGCTGTCTAATCTCATTTGGATTAAAGACTCTAATGTTGTACATCTCTCTGAAGAATGAAGCTTGTGCCTGTAGATCGCCTTGCATCAATCCGCTTAAATCAAACCTAACTTCAATCCTACCCATCTCTCTGTCGCTAAACAACTTACTATTCATCTCTGCCTCAAAACGCTTACACCATCCTCTTAATGTATACTGAACGAATAGCCTGTTCAAAAACTCTAAGTTGTAACGTCCATCAATCTGCCCAAGTAAAGGAAGAGGAACACCAGTAATATTACTAATGTCCTCCACGGTCAGTTTTCTACTATTTATGTCTGCCTCGCTTACTCCTTTGCCTAATGGCTTTGCTTTAACTCCATGAGATAGTAATGCTGTCTTACCTTGACTATCTGGGCCACTATACTTATGCTCCCAAGACTGTTCAATTATCTTTCTCTGCTGTTCGTTTAAGGGCATCTCTGTTTCAAGGATTAAGTCTACTTGTGCCCCATTGCCATAAAAAGATGCAGCATGTCTTAATTCAGATATTGCTCGTCCAAAGGTATTATTCAAATAGACTAATGGGTTTTCTCCGTTTATCCCATCGAACGACCAAGCCTTAAAATGTAAAACTTCGTCATACCTCAATAATTTTTTAGATTCCTCTAAATCGTAGTAAGTCATCTCATCATCAATGACTACTTGATACCTCTCATCAATTATCTTTAACTCTTGAACTGAGCCTTGACTATTTCTAACTATTTCCACTAATACGTTTCCTGCACTTGTTTTCGGACTTCCATTCAGTAGCCTACGCATAATAGTTTCTCTGAACGTAAACGTATCGTAGTGTGGGGATGGTCTATACTTGAGTAACTTATATAAAGGGTGTGTTCTTGCTTCTTCTATTGTCTTATCGTCTGGGTTTATTCTGTAGGGTATAAAATCAATAGCTGCAAACTGTGTAGAAAGAACATCTACTGCTCTCCAGAATGAGGGTACTTCAAGACTGGTCTTTGGATTAACATTTATCTTGTGCTTATTCTGAGATGAGAACAAAGACCTCCATAACTGCCAATCACGAGCAGGGCCTAAAGTATTTGTCTGTGAACGCTTAAATAAGTTATTGACTCTATCGAATATTCCCATTGACTGCAAATATAGTTAATTAATTAGATACGATGTGTTTCACTTTGTAACAATTTTTATAAACCACAAAACCCACTATCGCATTTCGAATAAATCTATTTGTTTGTATTTATTTTTTTTATTAGTGCATTCTATTTCATATTGTATTCTTGCTTCTGCAATCTTCATATATTCATCTTCTCTTTCTATACCTATAAAATCAAATCCACCCCTAACTGATGCCTTGCCAGTAGAACCTGAACCCATAAATGGGTCTAAAATGGTTCCACCGTTTGGTGTTACTAATCTGATTAAGTATAACATCAAATCAGTTGGTTTAACTGTTGGGTGATAGTTTTTTCTTTTATTTACTCCACGATTTCTTGGGTTATCTCCACCCACTTTCCCTTCTTTACGACTTAAATCTTGTTTTTTTTCTTCAAATCCATCTAAACCCTCATTCCTATCTTTTTTAGAAGTTTTTGGACAATAGAAAAAACGAGATGCTCCACCCTTTTCTTTATCTTTAGGTCCTACTCCTTCATATAAACTTTCACCACCACCGAACTCACCAAATCCTTTTGTTTTTCCTTTTGACCAATGTCCTTGTGATGTAATACCACTCTGTTCATCAAGTATCTTACCTGCTTCTTCATCAAAGATTATGTTTGCAGGGAAACGCCCAATATGTATACTTTCCTCACAATTATTGTATTTACCGTAAATACCATCTCCTTTAAACTTTT